ATCAAAGCACTCGCAGTAGCTGTTTCTGGTGTTCTCGCTGGTTCAGTTGCCTGGGCAAACCCTTATGTCAACGTGGAGAATAACGCTGGTTATTCGGGTGGCGACTACTTAGGCGCAACCACAGATTTCCACATTGGTTTTGAAGGCAGCGATGGCGTTTACAGCTACTACGCTCAGGGCGGTCCAGCTTTCGTCAGCCCACAAGGCGAAGACGGTGAGTTTGAACTGTCCGGCAAAGTTGGCGGAAACGTTCAAGTCGCTGAAAGCGTTGGCATTTATGGCGAACTCAGCTTTTTGACGGCAGAAGACGATCCTTCTGTTGGAACTAAGCTTGGCGTCAAGTGGTCTTTCTGAGCTATAACTAGCTTAGGTTTCTCACACGAACCAACAAGGGGCTCCCGCAAGGGGGCCTTTTGTTTTATCTAGGATCATCATGCAAAAAGTTTTTAACCTGCTCGGCGCTACAGCATTTCTGATGTCTGGAGCAATGGTTGTTGGAACGTTGGTGCTTTACACCCGCATCCCATCGCTGACGAAGTATTACATGAGTGAGCTAAAGCTTGAGCTAACCAAACTCGTCACTGACATGGTGCCAGGTCAGATTGATGACGTGATGCCTGAACTGCCATCAGCAACAGGCCCTGTCATTGAGCCTGCATTCGAGCTACCTAAGTCACCGTTCTGATAGGTGCCTGAAATACCTGAGATTGGTGTGGGGCGTATTGGCGTTCCAGAAATACCAACCTGGAGAAGTATCCCGCCGCAAAGCATTCCGTCTGAGCCACCAATCACATTAATGCTTGGCTTTCCCGTTGGGGATATGCCTGGCTGCGTTGAGACACGTAATACTCAACCTGGGAATGCAGATGCTTATACGACAGACCCGAAAGGCAACTTTACGGTTTGCGATGGAACGATGCCATCGTTTCCTGCAGCACTGGACTTTACGCCTGGCACGTTGACTTATGGATCAGCCAAGCCGCCAGCAATAAACCCAAAAGAAAAACCGGCAGCCTCCCAGCAACCGGTAAAGTCCCCTCCGCCAGCAGCTGCACCTGCTGACATTCCGAATGTAGACACGGAATTGCCATGTCCGCCACCAGACGCAATACCTATTGGAGCTAAAAATAAACTTCAGACTGCTGTCATAACTGGCTATAAGCGTGTCGATGGAGAATGCAAGCCGCAATTCAAGTCGTTGGACATACCAGCGATTCTCGGCAACCACTTACCTGGCTCGCCTGTTGTGGTCACGACTGCAACGATTGCGGTTGTCGCAACAACAGCGGCAGTTCTAGCCAAACCATTAGGCGATATTTTGCTGAAGGTGATCAAGCCCCTTGTCAAAAAGACGATCAAGAAAATTAAGGAGAAGCTTGGGAAGAAGGACTTTGTTGAGTCAGCTTGGCAGCGTCGGCGTTTTCAGCGGTCTTTGAAGAAGTAGGGATTGAATGTGTGTGGGGCGGCAAGACGCCAGGCGGATTGACTAAGACGACATCGGCACAAATTGACGCATAAGGACTCTTGGGGTGAAACATCACGCCTTCCTTCATCAGGTCAGCGCAGTTACGCAACCTAGCTATTTCGTAATTAAGGCGTTTATCGGCAAGGCTGGCTTCCATTAGCTCGACTTGCTTTTCTGCTGCTTTGCGGCAAGTGCGGATATGACTGCGGTCTAGTGGGATCGAGATCTGTGCAGTAATGCCGCCATTGACTGAGAAGTTTGTTTTTTGGCCTGTCCTGACTGGCTTGTAGAACAGCACGTTACCTGGATTATCAGGTCTGCCATCTGGAACGGGATTGCCTTCTGGGTCAGTCGCACCAACTAAATCGAGAGTGTCGTAAACCGGTTCGTTGTAATAGCGTTCATAGGGATCAGACCAGCCAGTGGTTGAGCTGAGAAAAGGGTTGATCGTCAGGGTTGCACCTTGGCAGCTGACGCCATTAATCACAGAGTTGAACGTTTTGCTTGGAACGACCTGGACAGCCTGGTTTGTAACCGATCCACTGCTGTTTGCGACTGGAGCGGCAGTGCTTGAGACCTGAGCATTTACCGGCCCAGCAAACAACAGCAGGGCTGCTAAGACACGCTTCATTGTGTAAAGGTGCTGGTGGTCTCCGTAAGTGATTCGATGTCAGTTTCTCTATTTATAATCGTGTGATTTGTAAGCCCTGGTCCAGAAAGAGTCTCAACTATGGAGAAAGCAGCGCCTGGCTTAACGATGCTCCATGTTGGTCTAGATGCAGGATCAAGCCCAGTCCACTTACTTGAAACACCGTTTAATGTATTAGTGGTCGTGGTCAAGCTTTGTGGGGCAAGCCCGCCAGAAGACTGAATATTTGTGCCGCTAGCTGTGTATTCATAACCCGTGCGATATTCGTAGGAGTTGATGACTTCAATAACTTTGGACGTTGTCTTTGTTGTGCTCGAAAGCGTGCCTTGCTGGAAGTTAGGAACGATTGGTACGGCTACTGCTGGGGCAGCCAAAAGCAACAACAGCAGGATTTTCACTTGATAGTCAGCTCCTGAATAACTTGGCCAATCGCAGTAGTACCAGCCGACCCTGCTGTAATCGCTATTGCACCATCAGTCGCAATTGTTCCAGCTAAAGTACCAGCAACACCGCCAGAAGTTGTTGTTGTATTGCCAAAGATTGGCAAAGCAGGAACTACCCCAGCAGTGACAGTCGTAGACAATACGGTTGGAACGTCATCACCTTCTATGTACGACTCTGTATATGAAAAGCTGTCACCAGCAGTAGTAATACTGTAAGCACCAGGAGTGTAGCCAAGAGCAGTGCCGGAAGTAAGTGTCCCCAAAGTAGGAGCAGTACCCAAAGTGACGTTAGAGCCAGATACCGCCACTGAAGAAGGTACGCGCGTTGAGATTGATCCCGCTCCATCAACAGTTAGCGAAATTGAAGACTTGATAGCGTGCGTAATGTCTGCCGAAGCAGGACTTATCGCAAAGAATGTTAGGCACGATACAAAGAGAAAACGTCTCATTTGGGTTTAGACGTAGGGGTTTGTTCCTTAATTGTAGGCTCTTCTTTTTTGGACTTTTTGTTGCCACCAACAGCTAAGCCAAAAGAGGCTGCCGTGCCACTCAAAATGGAAGCTGGGTAGGTTGGGTCTAGTGACTGCTTGAACACACCAAGGTAGTTTGCCGTCAAGATTGCCATTGCCCACGCAAGCAAAACAACCTTGATGACATCACCTAAACGTGAGTTGTCGTTTTCTTGCTCTTGCTTAACCTGTTCTTCTGCCATGATGAGTTCACGCTAGAGGTCGAATGGTGGTTGAAATCTGGGCTGCTGTGGCAGGTGCTAGTGCGGGAGTCGTGGCCTCCTCCTTCAAAACAGCTAACCGTGAGACACAGCATGGAAGGGATTCGTTAGTGCGTCTGACTTCAGCTGTCGATAATTTAGCCAATCGAATGGATGTGCTCCACGCTGATCTGAGGGTTAGGGATCAAGAGCTATTTCAGCGCATATCAACGTTGGAGCAAGATGTGGCAAGGCTTGAGGGACACGCTAATAGGAATTAGACTTTCGGCACATTCAGGTTTCCGATGCTTCTATTAATCCGCCCGATCCTGTTTCGTTTCTTGCAATCAAACGGCGTCAAAAAGCTCGTGGTTGATCTTTTGACCGCATATTGCAAAACCACCGACAATACCGTTGACGACAAGGTGGTGGATTTCGTCAAAGTAAACCTATTCCCAGGAACTCGCGTTGAGCACTAAATGTGGGTTTGGGTCGTAGTTGTGGCTCTATCGTTGCTTCCTTTCTTCCATTGGTTCCGTGGCACTCCTCACCAACTTGCCGCTGTTAAAGAGCTTGAAGAATCCTTGCCTCAAGAGCTACTTGAGGAAGACGCCGCCTGGGTTGATGCGTGGAAAGCATCAGGCATTGATCAACAGGTTTACATTCCCTACTTCAGCCAGCTCGACAACGGCAGCGGCCAAGGTTATCGAGAATGTTTCTCAAGTGCAGCCGCGATGGTTGCAGCGCATTTTTCGCGCGTCAAGACAGATGATGAGTACAACAAAATCCGTGACAAGTTTGGGGATTCAACCTCTGTTGAGGCACAAATAAAAACGCTTGAGAGTTTGGGGTTGAACGCTCAGTTTCGGACTGATGGTGACGAAGAAATGATCGAGATGGAGATTGAAATGGGCAGAGTGGTCCTGGCAGGAATTATGCACCGGGGCGACCTGCTACGCGGCGAGTCACCAATGTGTAATGGGAATGGGTGCGGTCATTGGGTGGTTGTGACGGGCTATACAGGTAAAAACAGCAGCGATCCTGGCTGGGTGGTTAATGATCCAAAGGGGAAAATTGACCTGGCCCGTGGAGGGCATTCAAGTGCTGCAGGCGAGCGAGTAGAGGTAAGGCAATCAGAGTTCAGACCACGTTGGCAGGTCGATGGCCCTGGAACAGGCTGGGTAATCTTGGTGGACGATTTGTGAATTGGGGATATATCAGTGCGTTTTGGACGACAGTCGTGATGAACTGTGTTCAACCCGTCAATTGGGAAGCTTGTTTACCGGTGCATGAGTGGCTAATCCCTGCCGCGCATGATTACATTCGGTTTAGAGAAGGGATTTACGCCAGTGAAAAACGAGCCCTTGAACAGTTTCGATTGGATGGTGGTCAAGCCGCCGACCCTCGAAGAAGAATTAACCCTTGAGCGATCGGTGAGGTCCATCGAAGACTGTGACAACGTCGAGGTGTTGTCTCAGTTATGCGTATCCATGGCCCGCCAAAATTTCAGCCAAGGAAAACTGCTCAAGCAGGCGGTTGGCCATATTGCCTTACTTGATGCCGTGCTTTCTGGCGGAGAGCAGAATCCCTAAAAGCTTTTTCAAGTGCGGTTAGCCTTGGGTTGGATTCGTGCATAGTTTCTTGCACGCGGTTTTGAGCTGCACGGATGTTGTCCATAGGACGTGTCGTCCAATTCGGGTTTGCAGCCATGGCTTAATTATTCAGATTTGGTCTCATCGCCGTTATAGAGACGTGTCAAATAGTTGTAAAGCCATTCGGCCTGCCAGTCCTGCTCGTGATAACGAACAACGCCAGCAGCTTCTACGCGCCAAACCAACTTGCCATCTTTTTCGACCTGCTCAATAGTTGGCTTCATCTCAAAAGAATAGGCACGGTGGTTAGCCGTGCCCTTGAATCAATCAGAAATCAACTGAGCTGTTGCCTGAGATTTGTTGCAGGTTGATCGAGCCAAAATCACCGTATTGACCGGTCTGACCCTTGCCGTTTAAGTAGAAGCCTTCGACTTCAATCTCTTCTTTCTTGGCAAAGTCCCAGACCTTGCCTGGCTTGATGCGATCAGATTCGCCAGCCAGCTTTTGCAGGTAAGACGCAAGCTCAAGGATCGATTGCTTGGTCACGAATAAGGACAACTGCTTAGGTTGCTTGCCTTCTGTATCAAAACGGTTTTCACCGACAGACCATTTGATTTGGTGGGTAAGAGCGGGGACGAAATCAGCCATTAGGTTTTTTGTTGCGAAAGAATTGAGAAATGATCAGGCTTAAAGCCTGGTTTTGGTTGTAGCCCCGAGACTTCATGAAGTGCCGGACCGACATGGCTAGATCAGTGTCCAGCCGAACTTGGAAATGAAGGTGACTTCGTTCTCTGTCACGCTTGGCTTGTGCTGTCTTTTCATCGTCAGACATAGTTTTTCAAATGGGTATTCATCCAATCTTGATGGCGCTTGGCCGTCAATGCTGGGGCAACCTTTGCGTCAGGCCCGAGATTAAAGTCCCGTCGAAAGTCCGCACAAAATCGAGCAAGGTTGTCAGGCGTTAGCTCTTTGACAAGGCCAAGGCATAACTCTCGATCTTCTTTTGATAGCGGTTGATCTTTGTCGGCAATGCCTTCAATCTTTGCTGCAGGCTTAGCCGCTGCTTTTGCTGGTTTGATCTCTGCGGAATCGGCAAAGTCACCGTCAACATCCATGTCGGCTGTAAGGCCAAGGATGGCGAGTAGGCTATAACGCCTTGAATAAGTACAGCTTCCACCAAAGTCGTGCAGTGGATTTTTCCCTCGACCACCGACGACCATGGGCAAACGGCTGATGAGTTGACCACCGCTGACATGGAGCAACTGTGTGACAAGCACAGGGTTGTTGTCATGGCTGCTTGGCTCAAAACCTTGCGAGACAGCCAACCCGTTCTTGATTAGATGCGGGGTCACAGTCGAAAGGACAGTCTCAAGATCAGCAAAATTTCCATACTGGGCTTTTGCTGTTTTGTTGATTGCTGGAACGGTTTTGTGAAAGTTGACTAAAGCTTCAACTAATGGCTGCAATGGTGATGATGGCGGAGGGTTGTTCGTTTCTGGCATAACGTTTTTGAGCATTTAGAGCAATCACCTGGGCATCGTCGTTAAAACAAATTTCAGTCAAGCCATCTAAAACAGCGCGGCTTAATTTGTCTACGTCCCCGATGCGTGCGGTGCAATGAGAAGGGGCTTTTGGCTTGAGTTCTCCGTTAGTGCGGAAGTGGCCTTTTGGTCTGGCAAATATGAAAGTGACCGAGACCAAAATGGGCTTATCCATCATGGCATACCAGCCATCAGGTAAAGCCTCAAGAGCGGCATGTTTAACGTCTTGTCTCCATGGTTTCAGCCTTTTACTTGACTCAAGCAAAATACCTCTGCCGACATGACGCTTGCTGCCTTGTGGGGCAGGTTTACCAAGGACGGTAAACGTGAAACTACTTGGGCAGGTTGTCGAAAGCGTTGTCAATTGCAGAGTTCAGCAAAGCCAAGGCAAGCGTAGTCGGTGCGACTTTGCGTTGCTGCACTTCAATTGTTTGGCCTGCAACTTCGACTTCAACGGTATAGCCAGAAGTCGTGTCTGAAAGCTTCATGAGCTTTTCTGCGCGGTCAGCGTCAAGGTTGATAGCGACTGATTTCATGGTGTTAGTTGGAGAGAACGGGACTTACGCAATAGCCGCCCAAGGTTTAAAAACCTGACGCAGGCGGCAAAGATCCAGAACGAAAATTAACCACATCAAGCGACTTGCATTTGCCCTTTGCTTTGACGGTTTTCAAAGTCTTTTCAGTTATCTCAATTGATCTCTTCATCTTTTTGTGAAGCTCTAAAAGCTCAGAATAAAAAGAGGAAACAGATCTAGCCATCCCGAAAAGTATATCTTCCTTAGATTCGTCTTTATGCAAAGCGACGCACTCAAGAGCATTTTCAATCATTTCAACTTTTTCTACCTGCGTGGTGCTATCAAAAGAATCGTTATACATGTCAAGAAAGTCTTCAATGATTATCCTTTGATCAGGTATTTTTACGGTGTAATCAACGGTGCCATCATTGCGCCTGTACTTGCGAACTATTCCAACCCCACCTATTTTTTTGAACGTTGAAATACGTTGCTTGGGCATCTGCTTTTGATCGCCTGTTAGCCAAAGGTGGTCAAACCTATGGCCATTCTTTCTTTTTAGAGATTCTTGCACAGAACCATCTTTATCCCACGGCACTACATAAGGCTTGGACAAGCAAATCCATGCTCTATTGTGTCGCGTGCCTGTCTCCCATCCTCCGAATGCGACAAATTTGTTTTCAAAAAAGGCAAGTGTTTTTCTCATAGGTCAAAAATCAAACAATTCGGGTTGTTCGATAGTTGTAGGCTTCTGAGGCAAAGCCCATAGGTGCTCTTTTTTGCCGTAAATACCTTTTGTTGTTTTCTGTGTTTTGACGATTTTTTCGTCATCAGTCAAGTTTGTCATTGCTCGCCTAATCGACGTGATGGGCCACTCTTGGCCAAGGGCCTTGTAAACCATCGACGGGCTCATGGGCGTCCTTGTCATTTCAAACAGTCCAAGGATGACGTCTGATTGTTTCGCAGCTTTTGCAGACGACTCAGAAGCCTCCTCAAGGTTTTCTTGATTAGTGTTGTAAAAGGGCATTAGCGCAACCCTTTACAAGCGCGTTGCCAGCCCTGCTCGCAGTGTGTGACCTGTTGCTGGTTGTGAACGCTGGTCAATGTGACCCAAGTAGCGGCACAAAAAAGCACACCAAACACAGCGCAAACAAGGAAGTTTGTCTTTTCAGGCTTGTTGCCAGGGTTGTAATAGCGGGGACGTGATTTCATGAAGAAGAAGGGATGATGTGGGGCTCTCGCCTGAACAAATGGTGGCATACCCGGGCATACCTGTCAAGCAACGTGCTTCCACGTCCTGCCAACAATTGCATTCCAAGCCACCTTCTGGGATACATCCCAAATCAGCCCGCACTCAAAAGAGCTGACACCAGTGGCTGCAAGTGCTCTCATTTCGCGCACCGTGTCATCAGTCAGTTTTGAATTGGGCTGTTCTTCTCCCTTGCGATAAAGAACCTGCTTCCTTTGTGCGATCTCTTCTGGGCCTTGAGTGGTCACAAACTTGTGGTCACAGACAGTGCATTTCCTGTAACGACGAATTTCTCCTGGCTTTTTTTTGTTGATAGAGATGACACGACTGCTGCTCGAGCACTTTGGGCAATCCATTCAGAAATCAGGCAACTCAACAGAAAATCGATCCCAAGCCTGCTGCCAGGCTTCGAGGCATTCTTCTGGGTCTTGCTTGATCACCTTACATTTTTCGGGGCCGCTTACAACGGTGACGCACATCCCAACCGTGATATTTGGCTGGCAACCAGAAAGCAGGCTGCAATATGCCCCTAGCTGGGCCGTTGCTGGCTTGCGGGCTGCAATTGCTTTTTTGCTGCTGACCGTTTTCAGATCTCCCAAGATGACCAGTTGCTTGCTGGGCTCCAGCCCTTCCTCTTTCAAGCGAATCAAAAAGTCAAAGCTGCCGCCGAGGCTTTTGTATCTGTCCATGACCCTGTATTCAGTGGCCAAGGTTTCAACGCCTTTGAAAAATGGATCGTCAAGCAGTGGATCAAGCCACGGCGACCATTTGTCATCAACAATCTGTGGCTCATTAAGAAGCTGCAGTTCCAGCGCCTTATGGATTGCTGTTCCTCTGGCAGCCCATCCATCAGGGCCGTCTTTGTATTTGTCGATCATTGCTCGCTTGAACGGCGTCATGTCAACGTTCAACACATCAGAAACGTTGTGCGCTAGCCATTCGCCGCGCCATCGATAACGATGGGAAGGCTCATGAAGCTCAAGCTCTGGGACCGGGTCAAGCATTAAAGGGTTGCAGACTGTGCGCAGTATGGGCATAATTTGCCAGCAAAGCAATAGCAAACCATGCGCGAATTGGAACCAATTGCAGGTACTCACGTAAGGCTGGATCCTCGCGTGCTGGAGGCCGTAGAGGCCAAGCGTCCTATAGGGGTGTCTCGAACCGGGTGGGTCAACCTGCTGCTTCAAAAAGCCATCGCATCAGAGCCGGATGCACTCCCTCGTGACTGATCTCAACGCAGAAGAGCGAGCCTTTGATCTGTTGCAGTGGGTGCCGTATTCGCTGCCGTCGGAATACGACGAAGAGAAAGCAATGTGCGGCAAATACAGCGCCATGCAACGGCAACGCTCAGACGCTGCGCTAGACGCATGGGATTTAAAAAACCCTTATGAGTCGAGCGAAGAGCTGACATCCTTTCGCGAGTTGAGACGCCTTGGCGTTTACACCGACGACGATTATTTTTCACCATCATTGGCCTCTGATGCCTTCTACCGAAAAACCCTTAAGCAGCACGCCACCACTTCAGCAAGCGTTAACAGCCCTAGCTCTGCACGCGGAAACGTTGATCCAGTCCGAAAGGGAACGGGATTGGATGCCCCTAATGCGAAACAAGGCTTTCGACCTCGCCGTTCACGACGATGCTCGCGATCCTGAGCTAAAGGCATATCTTGACGCAGCAGAACGTCGACTTCACAAAGGCAACGTTTACAGAGCAGGTCAACAGCTACAGGCCACCGAATCTGTTTTCTTGCTCGACGGCATGATCAAGCTTGGCGAGTCCAACGTAATTATTGGTCAGCCCAAGGTTGGCAAGTCATCCTTTTCAACCGGTCTGATTGCAGCACTACGCGATCGCATACCTCAGTTTTTGGGGCGTGATTTAGCAACGCCAAATGAGCGCATGCCTGTTCTTGTATTTGGCACAGACCAAAGCGAGGGTGACTGGCTGCATTTGTTGCATCGCGAAAGCTTGGTTGCAGAAGATCAAACACTGAAAAGTGACTCGGTTGATTTTTTCTGCAGCATGGAAACTGGCGAGCAATACAACTTTACGAAAGATGGTATTCGTCGGATGCGTGAGGAGATTGAAAAGCACCAATTTCCGCTTGTAATTATTGACTCGTTGAGTTCAATGATGGAGCCAACTGGCATTGAAGAAAATACGTCGCGTTATGCACAACCCATACGAAATGCGATTAGCCAGTTACGCAAAACTGGGGCCACTTTGGTTGTTATCCATCACTCTGTAAAACGCCCGACGACGTGGGATTGGATCACGGAATGTCGGGGCAGCAGCTCGATCAGCTCGGTTTTTAGCTGGGGCGTTTTGATGCGCTGGGTTGCACAAGAGGAAGAGGGCTTAGCCCGCATCGACAAGCGCGTGGGATTTGCTGGCAAGGGTCGCGGCGCCAATGAGTCTGGCGGGGTGATGGGCCAGTACATGCCAGAAGGCGGTTGGACCTACCTAGATGGATTGGAAGAGGCTCAAAAAGTTGAGCGTGCTGGGCAGCGCATTATGGAACTGGGCGGGGTACGCGCATCGGTCTTTGATTACCTGACCCTGCGGACAGGATTAAACGCAGACGTATCGGCTGAGGAGCTTGCTACGGAGCTGGACAAGCAAAAAGGCCATGTTTCGCGTGAGCTGAGAGCACTCAAGGCGAAGGGTTTGGCTGAGCCTGTAAGGACAGAAGAAACAGGATCAAGGCCACGAATTTATTGGATGGCGAGCCCTGCGGCGATGGAATGGTCCCTGGGGGGCTCAGAACCAGGATCTAATGGATCTGTTGGATCTTTTCCAATTAAATCCATTAAATCCAATATATCTAACTCCCAGGACGATACAAGCGTACTACCCTCTGAAGCAAAAGATCCAAGCTCAAAATCAATAGATCCAAAGACCAAAGTCGAAATCCGCAGGGGTGACGAATGGGCCGGTGGGTTTATCGTTCGCAACGGCTCTGACCTCAACAAGATTTCTGTTGAGCGTCTTGGCAATCCAATGGTGACGATTAGCAACCTGCGTTGGGAGCTAGACGTGCGCCCTTGTCAAACTGGCTCGCAAGAGCCTGAACCAACTGAACTATTTGATTTCTAATGTCTGAATCTGGTAGAAAATTCCCTATCAGGGTGGATGTCCGTTTGACCGTTGAGGAACGCGACGCCTTGAACGCTGAAGCAATGCAACGCGGCATTCCGCGCCAGGAGCTGCTCAGGGCTCGTGTGTTGAGCGAAGCGAACCAGCCTGCCCCTGTCCCGCCGATCAAGCCCGTGCATTACTCCAAAGGCCGCGATGTCATCGACAGGGCCATGGATGCTGTCAGCCGCCGCTATGACATTCCTAGCAAGCAATTAGAGCCGTTGATCTGCACGGTGATTTGCGCCCTGAACGCAAAAGGTTGACGCGGGTATACCCCCATGGTATTGTTGGCATGCCACAAGCCGGATGTATGGCCCGGATTCTCGGCCCCTAGACAAGAGAGGTGAGCTGTCGGCGAATGCCGGGGGCGGTACAAGAGACCCGCCCAACCATTTCGCAATCAAACTGATGACCTGTTTTTTCGTATGGGTCGCGGTCATCCTGTCCTTGCCTGTAGTGCTGTTGCTTCGCGCTACCGAGACCAAGGGTGCCCGGATCTGTCGCCTGCGGGCGAACAATCACAAATGGAAATCAATCGCTTCCCGCTATGGCGTGAGCGTAACAACGGTGCGCCGTTGGTCTATGGCTTGACGCTTGCTTGCGGGTATGCCATACTTTGATCAAGCGGGAGACCGCATCATCAAAAACAAATGACCGTCGCAACTGCTCAAGCTCAAACCTTTCAGCCAGGTCAAATCGTTTACGCGCAATCAGGCTGCACGATGACCCACGTCAGCTTTTTTGTTGTTGACCGAGTAACCGCCAAAAGCGTTTGGTTTCGTTCAATCAGCAAGTTCACAACTGACACGTCCCACGGCCAAGGAACAGTTGTTCCAAACCCACTGCGTCAAGCTCCTGATCATTGCGTTTTTCGCATGAAGATCCAGCTCAACGACGACGGCTCACAATGCGCTTTTGATCGCATTGACGTTTTTCAAATCTGGGACGGCCAACCCTGCTACGTCAATTCCTGGGATTAATTACACCCTCGGCTCTGGAGACAGGGCCTCTCTTTTTCCTTTGCTTTAATACCATGCTTGGCTACCACCACACCAGCCTTAACTTGTTCGAAGCTTTCGAGCGTCATCAAGATGAGCTTCAATCACGTAACAGCCTGTTAGCTCTTGACGCCGCGCCAAGTCACACCTTTTACGTCGAGGCATTCTTTAACGGCAATCCTGAATGGACTGAGTACGCCTACGACGAACGTGAGCTTCAAAACCTCAAAAATGACGCTATCGACTCTGGCTGTACTTTTACTGTTCGCCTAGAGGACGACGACAATGCCTGAATTAAACGACAGTCAACTTGACAACTTATGTTCTGCCATGTGGCACATCGCAAGCTCATTAAAAAGCATAGAGCTAAACCTAGAAGCTCTTAATAGCCATAGCTCTGCGTTAAGCGACATCAGCCTTTCTTTAGAAGCTTTTTCGCCTGCTTTTTCAGAAACGCACCCTAAAGGCAGGTTTGGTCGCTTAGTTGAATTGTTAGAAGAAGCGGAGTACATGAAACGACAAAAACCGTAATTATTCCCGTCGGGGCGCCTGATGCCCAGTCTCTTCCAGGGCTGAAAGCCATACAACACCCACCCCCGTGGGAAAAGCAGGGCGGGCCTGATGTCCCGATCAATACCCCGACAACTAAAAATTAATTAACTACTACTGTTTTTTTATTTTCAAAACCATGGCTTTTTTCTTTTACAAGGATTTGTTGCATGTAACACCTGCTGCCCAAAAAGCTTGGCTTTACATCTTTAGCTCTTGGGATCTTCACAATGAAGACGGCAGCGAAATTTTAGAAACTGAATGGTGTGATGGCTTTTACCCTGTTTTGGCATATGCCACTGCCTGGAAACCAAAAGAAAATGAAACTCCTGCCTATATGATTGTTGACGATTGTGAAGGTGCTTTTTGGATTCTTCATTCGCAGGGCGAAGTTAAGACATTGCTTTTTTGCCAAGACAAACGGCCAAGCGCCGAGTATGCGCGGCAGCGAGTTGTGAAAATAGATTCTGAAGCCTTTGCAGGTAATTGGGTTGAAACAGCGCATCCCTTGGACTTGGACGGAGCAATGCCCCCCAGATTTGTTTGTGGCGGTTGAAATGACTCAAGACGATTCCCTTCGCGCCAAAGCGCGTCAAAATACGCTCCGTGCCTTCCTTTCTTATGAAGCCAAGCTCAAGCTCGCTTATGCCCGCAGCCAGAATCCGAAACCTCGAAGACGGCACAGTGCAAATAAGCCTCGGGGCGCTGAAGGGCTATGTGAGTAGCCACCACCTAATCACTCCCAAGATTTATCAGATGCAAGAGGCTTACCGGAAAGCCCATCCACACCTTGATCTTTGACCGACCATCTTTTGTTTCCCCTGTTAACTTCAGGGCATGGCTAAATCCACTAACGCGGAGATGGAGCACAGGGTTTCAACTGTGTATGGCTTGTTTATCAAGTCATATTCCCGCTTTGAAATTTTGCAATATGCAGCCGAGCAGTGGGGTGTTAGCGAAAGAACTGCTGATATCTACATGCAGCGGGCTCGCCTGTTAATTCAAAAAGACTCAGAGATTGAACGCCCTGAATGGTTAGCTGCTGCAATTGCACGCCTTGTTAAATATGAACAGAAGGCAGGGCGTGACGAAAATTTGCAGGTTGCAATCAAGGCTCTTGAGACTCAAGCCAAGCTCCTTCGCTTCGACATGAACTGATGCCGTTGCTGACTGGTCTTTGCGAACCGACACGGCTCCTTGCATTTGCTGAGCCACCAGACCAAAAAGCAACCGAAGATATTCTCAACAGAATCAGGGCAGATTTACACCCTGGGCAGCGTCAGTTTGTAGACGACCAAAGCACCGAAATCATCGGTGTCTCTGCTGGGTATGGCGCAGGTAAGACGCGGGCCTTGTGTGCCAAAGCTGTATTCATGGCCGCGGCCAACCAAGGCTTTACAGGCTGCGTCATGGAGCCAACTGGGCCTTTAATTCGCGACATCTGGCAAACAGACTTTGAAAATTTTTTGGAGGAGTATGAAGTCCCTTACACCTTCCGAGCATCGCCGCTTCCTGAATACACACTGCACCTAGAAAAAGACACCAAGTTGCTTTGCCGCAGTTTTGAGAACTGGCAAAGAATCATTGGCTCTAATTTTTCGCACATTCTTGCCGACGAAGTAGATGTTGTTTCGCCTGGCATCGCGAACAAAGCATTCCCCAAAATCCTTGGCCGTCTTCGCGCCGGGAACGTTCGACAATTCGCTGCGGTGTCAACGCCTGAGGGCTTCCGCTGGATGTGGAACACGTTCGGCACAGAAGAGGCACAACAGCGCCCTGATCGGAAGCTGATTAAAATGCGATCGGTGGATAATCCCCACCTCCCAAAAGACTTCATCGAACGTCTCGAAGCCAATTACGATCCCAGCCTGTTGAAGGCGTATTTGCTTGGAGAGTTCACGAACCTGACAACCGGTCAGGTTTATGACCGTTTTGATCGCGCCAAACATGTAATCACCGATATTCCTGATGTCAGCAACGAGCCCCTTCGCGTCGGCGTTGACTTCAATATCGGGAACATGTCAGCAGTTATCGGTGTTCGTCTTGGGAACAACCTTCTCCTGATCGACGAGATCAGCGGTGCGCATGACACCGACGCCATGGCCCAAGAAATACAACGACGTGCTCAAGGACGCCAGGTTTACGTCTACCCTGACGCATCTGGCGGAAATAGAAGCACGAACGCCTCGCGAACTGACATCCAGATCCTTGAGTCCTATGGCTTCAGCAATCAATCGCCAAAGGCCAACCCTCCCGTCCGCGATCGGGTGGCTTCTGTTCAAGCTTTGTTGGAAAACGGAAAGGGCGAAGTCAGGTTGCAGGTCGCCGCAAATTGCAAACGAACGATCGAATGTTTAGAGCTGCAGAGCTATACCGAGGCCGGTGATCCTGATAAAGATGCGGGGTATGATCACATGAATGACGCTCTTGGTTATCTTGTCTACCGCGATTTCAGCATGATTCATGCTCGCGCTGGCCGAGGCACTGGCATCAGGCTTTACTAAACTGACGGCATCGGGCGGGATTTAACTGTGTATTCAGGCTTTTCTGGTGGTCGCCAACGTGTTGGCAACGTTACGACGGTAGATAGCCCGAACACAGCTTGGGCAAACATGGAGCCCCACTGGGAACTGTTAGAAGCATTGCAGGGTGGGACGTTTGCAATAAGAAAAGGCCATAGAAAATATCTTCCGCAGGAGCCCAGAGAGCAAGATTCCAGCTACGACGTCAGGCTCCAGCGATCCGTTTGTTCTCCTTTCACAATTCGAATCGAGCGGATGTTGGCGGGCATGTTGACCCGCAAACCGGTCAGGCTTGACGACGTAACTGATCAAATTCGCGAGCAATTATTTGACGTTGATTTGCAGGGCAACGACCTACAAAGCTGGCTTTTTTCTACATCAAGGATTTGCCTGAGGTACGGTCACGTCGGTGTCCTTGTTGATGCGCCCAAGGCTGGCGAAGACGGAAGGCCATATTGGATTGCGATTTCTCCTCGCGACATCATTGGCTGGCGTTCAGAACTTAAAGACGGTAAACAAGAGCTGACGCAGCTTCGTCTTTCTGAAAAGATCATCGTGCCCGATGGATTGTATGGCGAAAAGCAAGTTGAACAAGTACGTGTTTTGACTCCTGGCGCATTTGAAATTTTTCAAAAAGATCAAAAAGGTGACTTCCGTGTTGTTGATGAAGGCACGACAAGTTTGAGCGAGATCCCGTTCAGCGTTGCCTATTCAAACCGAATTGGCGTTTTGGAGTCGTTCCCACCGTTGGCCGATATTGCAGAGTTGAACCTGCAGCACTATCAAGTGCAATCTGATCTTGGGAATCAATTGCACATCAGCGCAGTACCGATGCTTGCGTTGTTTGGCTTCCCGCAGTCTGCTGAAGAGATCAGTGCCGGTCCCGGAGAAGCTTTTGCACTCCCCTCAGATGCAAGGGCCGAATATGTAGAACCGGCTGGCAATAGCTACGACGCGCAGTTTCGCAGGCTTGAACAAATCGAGTCGCAGATCAACGAGTTGGGTTTAGCTGCTGTGGTGGGCGCAAAACTTGTGGGTGAGACGGCCGAGGCTAAGCGCATAGATCGCAGTCAAGGCGATGCAACGATGATGCAAGTGGCTATGCAGATGCAAGACATGATCGACAACTGCTTGCGGTTCCATGCTGATTATCTGCAGGAGTCACAAGCTGGCAGCAGCCTTGTCAATCGTGACTTTATGGGCGCAAGGCTTGAGCCACAAGAGATTCAAGCGTTGTTGCAGCTTTACACCGCTGGCACGGTGACACAAGAAACGTTGCTGTTACAGCTTGAAGCGGGCGAAGTGCTTGGCGATGATTTTGATGTTGAGGCCGAGCTTGAGGCAACGCAGGCTGGCGGATTACTTGAAACACCGCAGCCAGTTCCGCAGCAAGAGGTCACAATGCCTGAAGGTGAACCGGAGGTAACCGATGGGGTGGCTTGATGATTTGCGCAGACCAAAGGCAGAACAACCATCAGAGCAACCATCAAGTCGAGATTTCTTTTATTCGCATGACAGGCTTGCCAATCAATATTTTGCAGTCATCAGACTGACGTGGTATTTGGACGGCAAGGTTTGCGCCGTGACCGAAAGCAGTATTGCGACTTATGACAAAGATGTGGTGGAAGAATTTACGTCAATCTTGGATAACGCCTTAAAGCTTGGCGCTGATGCTTCTGTTGTTTGCATAGAAGAACCTCAAGCCCTTGGCATCTATGAAAAATGAGCACACCCGCCGAGCTTTACCGCAATGCCATCGACCTCAACCGCTATAGCAACAGCGTTGCTAAGCGGATCATCGTTTCATACAACGATTTACTTGTGGATACTGCTCAGCGCCTTGCTGGGCTTGATGCTGTTTCTGCGCCTGCAAAAGCTGCACGGTTAAGGGCCACGTTGGGCCAATTAAAAACATCCCTCAACGAGTGGGCGTCAAACAGCACGGCTTTGTCTGTGCGAGAGCTGGAAGAATTGGCAGGCGTTCAAGCTGGCTTTGTTGAAGAACAGCTAAGGGAAGCAATACCGCTTGAATTTCGCAATCAAGTCCGATCAGTTGAGATTAGCCCGCGTTTCGCTGAGGCTGTAGCAACAGCAGATCCAACACAACAGGGGATCGTCTCACTTAGCGACGATTTAGAGGCCGCCGTAAAAGGGGCCAAAGATGTGGTCAGGGTCACGGTTGCTGATGGGGTGACGATGACGCTGCCTAACGGTCAGGTCTTAAAAAACTCGTTTGCAAACATGGCCCAAAAGGAGGCCGCGTTTTTTGGCCAAGCAGTTCGCAATGGGTTTTTAACGGGTGAGTCAACAGACTCAATTATTAGAAGGCTCAAAGGTCGCTTGACTGAAGGAGACGCTGGGCCTATTTCTCAGATCCTTCGTGCCGGTGGTGAGTCAACTGTTCGTGCCAATAATCAAATTCGCACGCTTGTCCGCACCAGTGTGAATCAAGTAGCCAACGCGGCGAGCATGAAAGCTTATGAGGCCAACCAAGACATCACGACAAAGTATCGATACACAGCAACTCTGGACAGCAGGACTTCCCCTGTTTGTAGAGCCTTGGATGGTACGGAGCACCCTTACGGCAAAGGGCCAATCCCACCACAGCATTTCAACTGCAGATCAACCACAGTTCCAATTGTTGATTATGAAAAGCTTGGTTTTGATCCACCGCCACCAAGCAAATTAGGCAGGCCAGGTGGGGACAAAAACATTCCAAATGGCGAGAACTATGGCCCATGGCTGAAGCGGCAGCCGAAGGCTGTGCAGGAAAAAGTGCTTGGCGATCAAGGTCAGGTCGGTTACTTCAATGCGTTGTCGCGCAAGTACGGCCCTGATGGAGCGATCCGGCGTTTTGTGCGTGAGGACGGATCAGAGAAAACAATTGAAGATTTAAAGAGGGCTTATGGCGATCCATCAAAGATCAAAGCAAAGCCAAAAGCTAAACCCAAACCAAAGGTTGCACCTAAACCCAAGCCACAGCCTGCTCCTAAGCCTCAAACAACTAAACAGCTTCAGGCACAGCTTGACGAAGCTAAGAAAAATACTGCCAAAGCAAAAGCAGCGGCTGACACGGCCAAAGCAAAAGCTAAAAACTTAGAACAAGAACTAAAAGAAACACTGAAACCGCAAGCGAGCGCCCCTTTGGCTGCTTCTGAGAAACGGTTGGCAACATTGCAAACTGAGTTAAAAAACCTTACGCCAGAGCTAGTCAAAGCCAAGCCATCTAAAGACGTATTAACGAAATACAAGAAAGTATCTGCAGAGCTGCAGGAGTTAAAAGCAAAAGTACAAGCTGATGCGAGCGTAAAAGCATCGAAAGAAGGCAGAATCAAATATCAAAAGGTCTTGAAAGAGCAATCAAAAACGTATAAATCAACAACAGCACCTAAAGAAGAAATTGAAGCATGGTCTGGTCGTGACTTCCGCAAGATGCGTGCGGAACAGTTCAAGATGGCCAAAGAGCAAGGCGTTGGGCTTAACTACTACGAAGATTTTCAGGTGTCTGTTTATGAGAAGACACCAAAAGGGTTAAGAAATAAAATTGCCAAGATGGAAGGATATTTAGAAGGCGGGCCCAAATATGAAGGCGTCGTAAAACGTGGAATGAATATGGATAACAATAGGCTGGAGCAGCTTGTCAAAGGAATTGAGTCAGGCAACGAGACCTTAGCGATGGAAAGCTGGACCAAGAATCCAACGTTGAAGCGAGAGTTTCTTAATGGCAACAATAATGAAGTTATTTTGTCTATGAAAAACAAACGTGGTGTTGACATTTCAGGCGATGTTAAGAGCATATTTGAGGAAGAAGGCGAGGTCTTACAGCCTGCTGGTGCTAAATACAAAATCAAGAGCCAGAGGAAGGAGGAGATTGACGAATACAAAACCTCCCAGGGGGTGTATCGTTGGTTTATTGAGATAGAACAGCTTTGATGGCTGAGGAGTCACGCGACGACAGGTTTGGCATGTCCCTCGAGATGGGGAAGGTCGATCCTGACTTCATGCCTGAGCTGACGGCTGAAGACCCAGATTTTATGGAAAAGTTCGCAGCAGCAAACGGCATCAAGTTTGTTGACGACACAAAAAAACCTAAGAAGCCTGCTGTTGATTGAACCGTGCTGCTGCAAGGGTTAGCCTAGAATCAGCTCAAACGCCTCAATTCAAGTGGCAAAGCTTCATAGCAGATTTCAACTTACGCTTCCGGGCGAAGAGAAGAAGGCCAAACCTGCAGCTAAAAAAGCTGTAGCCAAGAAAGCAGAAGCTAAGGAGGAATCCTGATGCCTCGTTATTCCGGACCCAAAAAGCCCCAGACGACTGCTTCTAAAAAGAAGAAAAAAGGAGGCAAGAAAAAGTGAGGGAAGGTTCTCGCGTTGCTTGGTCCTACGGAGGGGCCAAGACAACAGGAGTGGTTCAAAGCGTTGCCAAATCTAATCGCGTGTCAATTAAGACCCGCAGTGGTGGCACTGTTACCAGGGTTGGCTCTGCTGATGATCCGATTGTGCGGATCAAGTCAGACGTGACTGGCAACACTGTCTTGAAAAGGCGCTCAGAGCTGAGCCCTGCCAAAAAAGCCAAAAAAAAGTAAGGTAATAAGGCAATTTAGCCTGTGGCTAATTCATGTCCGAAGAACAAACTGCTCCTGTGGAGCAATCTGTTGACACCAGCGAATTAAAAACAGAACTCGAATCAATGAGGCGTAAAAACGCTGAATTGCTCGATGAGTACAAAAAAGCAAAAGCTCAAGCGAAGGCTGTGCCTGATGGCGTTGATGTTCAGGAGTTACTGGACTTCAAAGCTAAGGCGGAACAAGCAGACCTGGAAAAGCAAGGCAAGTACGGCGAAGCCCGACAAGCTTTGGAGCAACAGTTCCGTGAGGCGACGGCGGAGAAGGACAAGCGCATTTCTGAACTCGAAGCGCGTGTTCGTGAGCTGGAGTTAATCACACCTGCTGTCAGTGCTTTGGCTGATGTTGTTCATGACCCTGACTTGATTTTAAAAACCAAGTTGACGAGTGAACAAATCGAGCGTGAGGCTGATGGCACCGTCGTTGTTGTTGATGGCTATCAAAGAACGCCTGTCGGTGAATGGGCCAAGACTTTGCCAGCCTGGATGCAAAAGCAACCCAAGCCACAAGGCAGTGGCGCACCATCTGGCCGTGCAACAAGTGATTCTGTTGCTGGTGTCAAAAATCCATTCAGCAAAGAAACGTTCAACCTCACAGAACAATCACGGTTATTTAAAACTGATCGTGACATGTATGAAAGGTTGAAAAACGCAGCTAACCGTTAGTATGTGACCTAATGGCAAAGCTGTGCTGCGCCTAAGGGCTGTGCCCACACTGTAAACATTCTCTTTTTTGACAGATGGCGACTCTTAGGAGCGACATCATCATCCCTGAGGTTTTTACCCCGTATTTGCTTGAGCAGACAACCCTTCGCGACGCCTTCTTGGCTAGCGGTGTTGTTCAGCCAATGGCGGAGTTGAACGCTGCAGAGGATGGTGGAGACTTCGTCCAAATCCCTTTTTACAAAGCCAACCTTTCTGGTGACTTTGAAGTTCTCACTGATAGTTCTTCACTGACCCCAGGCAAGATCACAGCCGACAAACAAGTTGGGGTCGTGCTCCACAGGGGTCGGGCCTTCGAATCACGAGATTTAGCCGCCTTGGCTGCTGGTTCTGATCCGATGGCTGCCATTGGCGCCAAGATTGCTGACTACATTGCCAACCAACGCCAAAAGGATCTTCTGGCATGTCTTGGTGGTGTGTTCGGTGCAGTTGGTGACACCGCTGGCGGTGCTTTCCTCGGCCTAGCCGTTGATGGCGCATCTGGTGACACTCCAACCTTGCTTGGACCACGTCAAATCGTGCAAGCCAAAGCATTGCTTGGCGATCAAGGCGAAAAGCTCGCTGCGATCTGCGTACACCCCAATGTGTACTACGACTTGATGGAGCGTCGAGCAATCGACTTCATCTATGACGACACCGGTGCTCCTGACACTGGGGCAACTCAAGGTTCAACTGCAAACGCATTCGGTCAGCCTCAAGTGCCCACATTTATGGGTCTTCGAGTAATTATTAGTGCTGACGTACAAAGTGCAGGGGCTTCCCCGAACAAAGAGTACGTTTCCTATCTGTTTACCCAAGGTGCAATCGCTTCTGGCGAACAGCTTGGCCTTCAAACAGAAACGGATAGAGACATATTAGCTAAAAGTGATGCACTCAGCATCGACTTGCACTACGTCTACCACCCGGTAGGTTCGAAGTTCTCCTCTGCTGTTTCAAATCCAACTCGCGCACAACTGCAAACGGTTGGAAACTGGACGAAGGTTTACGAGACCAACAACATTGGGATCGTGCGGATTACTTCCACTTCTAACCTTGATTGAGGGAGTAATTAACCATGGCATCCATTTTTGAGGCAACAGCGGGCAAACTTATTGGCCCGACAACTGGCGGTACTGTCACCCAGGCCACCAGCAAAGCGACAGGTGTGACTCTGAACGCAGCTTCAGGTCAAATCACCCTTGACGATGCAGCCCTAGCGGCTGCCGCTGAGGTGACCTTTGTGGTCACCAACAGCGAGATCAGCGCCACTGATGTAGTGGTGGTGAATCACAGTTCTGCTGGTACTGCTGGCGCTTACTTGGCGCAAGCAACCAACATCGCTGCTGGTTCATTCAAGATCACCGTTGCGAACCTGTCCGCAGGTTCATTGGGCGAGGCAATTGTCTTGTCCTTCGTAGCTCTGAAGGGCGCAAGCTCCTGATGGGTTTATTCGCTTTTAGGCGAATGAAGGAACGTGAGGCTGCTGCACAAGCGGTGGCCTCCGCCCCTGAAAAGCCAAAATCAAAGACTTCTGACGTGAAGCCCGATGGCAGTAACAATCAACGCAACAGCGGGCGACGCAAGCGCCAACAGCTACATAACGCTGGCTGAGGCTGACGCTTTTGTTGAAGCGATGGTTGAAAGCACTGACGCTGCCAAGTGGACGACAGGCAATGCAGATTCGCGCAATCGTGCGTTGACAGCAGCAACACAGCGGCTTGACCGCGAAAGGTTTTTAGGCGCACGCGCCACCGACACACAGGCACTGCAATGGCCGCGTACTGGCGTGCGAAAGCCCGATACTTACGTCAATACTTACGCGACCGGGTTTCCGTTCCGCATATCCGACGATTACTTCGCAGACACCGAAGTTCCTGATCAGGTCAAGCGTGCTCAAATTGAGCTTGCCGTTTATCTAAAAAACAATGTTGATGGAATCAGCCTTGGCGGTCTTGAAGACTTTAAGAACGTCAAGATCGGCAGCCTTGACGTAACGCCTGACAAGACCGGTGCTGTTGGTGCGGATCGAATCCCGCCAATGGTCGAGCGTTACTTAACAGGGCTTAGAATTAGCGGACCAGGCAACATCGCAATCAAACGGAGCTGATCATGGGCATGGGTTATTCGCCGTCAAAGGCAATCATCATTACTGATCAAGCTGCGCACACTGGCAGGTTTTACAAGGTGGAAGCCTTGAAAGACTCGGTTATTGCCGCGATGACCTCTGAAGGCATCAAAGAAAACGGATCAGGTGCTCCGTCTGCAATCAACATTAATACTGGCGCTTGCATTGAAGGCGTAATTTTCACTTCGATTACTTTGACCTCTGGTCATGTCGTTGTTTATAGCGTCTGATGGGACTTGCTCAAAAGGCTGGGAACGCGGCCAAAACAGTTATCTCAAAGTTCGGCGGTGATGTGACAGTTCGTTACGTTTCTGCGGGCACGTATAACGCCACAACCGGCGCAATTACCGAGACAACCAGCGACACCGACGTGAAAGGTGTGCTGGAAGGCGTGAGCGTTCGCGAGGTAAATGAGCTTGTTCAACAAGGTGACAAGCGTTTGACGGTTGCCGCTACTGATTTGCCATCAGCCCCGGAAACCAAAGATCGCGTTGTGATCAGCACGATTGTGCATCAAATTATTCGTGTTGAAACTACGGAGCAAGACAACACGGCGATCACTCACGAACTAATCCTGAGGGCATAACGATGGCACGCAAAATTCAGCTCAATCAGGTTGCGCCATATTTTGCCAAGCAGGTTGAAACGCTCGTGAAAGTCACAACGTTTGAAGCTGAGGCACGAATTAAAACTGCAACGCCTGTTGATACAGGCACGTTGCGTAATGCTTGGCAAAGCAAGTTCAACGGACCATACGAAGGCGAAGTAATCAACAATATGGAATATGCCGAGCCTGTTTGTTATGGAACCAACCTCCCACCTTCATGGAAAGGCGAATACAAAACACGGCAAGGCACGGTTCCGGGCTTCCCTGACTTGATTGCCAAAGAACTTGAATCATGGGCCGAAAAGGAATATCAAAAAATTGTTAGAGGTATGGGCTGATGGCTGCTGCTGATCTGAATGCAATTAGGGCCACCATTGAAGGCAGGCTTGCAACCGAGCTGGCTGGCAGCCCTGCCATTCCAGTTGTGTTTCACAATATGGCGTATGAGCCAACGCCTAATTCGTCATGGGTGCAATGCCTTGTCAGCTTTGGTGCAAGCGAGTATTTAGGCCAAGGGCTTACAACTAATTCTCAAAATCGAATCGTTGGTCTTGTTGTAATCAGCATCTTTTCCGCGAAAGGTGTTGGCCCTGGAGCCAATTTCGTTATCGGCAAAAGGATTCGAGACCTTTACAATAGGGTCATCGTGTCGGGGGTTTTCTTCGACGCTGCAACAGGTCCAGAGGCACTGCTTTCAGCAGCACCCGAGGGCTACTTCCAAACCCAGGTCCGTGTGACCTTTGAATCCATCGAGGAACTCTGACCATGGCCACAATCCGAGGCGAACAAGGAGCAGTCCAGTTTTCAGCTTCTGGCGGCAGCAATGCAACAGTTGTTGGCACCCGTAGTTGGAGCTTAACCACTACGAAAGAAACGCTTGACACTTCAAAGCAGGGCGATACCTTTCGCAGCTTTGTTGGCAGCATGGTTTCTGGCTCTGGCACCGTTGAGCTGGTTTACGACCCAGACGCAACAGGTCAAGCGGCGTTCCTTGAGGATGTGATCACAGCAGCAGATCCGGCAGACGCATCGTTCGAGCTGTTTACAACCGGAACCACTACAGGTACTGATTCTGTTGTTTTCACAGGCATCATTACTGACATGGAGATCACTTCAAATGTTGGTGAATTAGTTGTTGTGTCTTGCAGCTTCGTCACTAGCGGCACAATCGCTATGAACTTGCAATGATCTAGGGCTATAATTTAAGCGCAAGCTTCTATTTAATGGCTCAAAATCGCACCGTCGATCTGCTGGTTGGGGCGTTTGATCTCAACCAGCGTCGCAAGTTTGAACTAAAAAACGCTGAAGGCAAGAAGGTTGTAGATCTGTTTTTTAAGCCGATCACACGCGCTGACCGTAAAAAAGCGCAAAGTCTTTCCGGCACTGAAGAAGCATTAGACATCAGCACGCAGATGCTGTGCCAAATGGCAGAGCTTGAGGACGGCTCAAAAGCGTTTTCCTCTGCTGACGCCCCGAAGCTTCAGCGGCAGTTGCCTGAATCTGTGTTGAACGATCTTGAGCTGTTCTTGTTTGGCCTTGCAGAGCAAGAAGGTTTAGAAGAAGCAAAAAACGACTGAAGCAGGACAGTTGGCTCAATTTTGAGTTTTTCTTGTGCTGCGAATTGGGAATGACGCTTAGCAGGCTTCGCACGGAACTGACCGATGCGGAGCTTGTGCATTTTGCTGCGTACTACGAATTGAAGGGTGAACGGGAACAGCAGGCAATGGATCGCGCAAAGACAAGACGGCGGTAAGATTGGTGCATTGCTAGAGGCGTTGTGGCAGAAACGAGTATTCGCTTTAAGGTCGAAACTCGTGATGCCAACAAAAAAGTTGCGCAGCTTGAAAAGCAAGTACAAAAGCTTGAAATAGCAGTTTTAAAAGCTGGCGGCACAACTAAAACTGCAGGCTCTGGTTTTAAGGCTTTTGGTAGCAGTGCGCAAGCGGCCTCTGTTGGCGTTAAAGGGTTTGGGGCGGCACTATCAACAGCTCTTGGTCCGATAACAGCGGTGGTTGCAGCGGTTGGTGGTTTAGGGCAGGTTTTTGACATTTTAAAAGCTCAAGACTTTGCGGAGGCAAAAGTCAGAACTCTTGGGGTCAACAGCGAAGAATTAAAAGGACGATTAGCGGGCGTTAGTAGAGAGCTTTCAGGACAGGCCAGCGTTTTGGATTTAACCTCTGCGGCCTATGACGTAGCGTCGGCTGGATTTAACAATGCGGCTGATGCGTCGTTAATTTTAAAAGCAGCAAGCCAAGGGGCCACAGGTGGTTTTTCTGATCTTAATACCGTTGGAGACGCAACGACTTCTGTTTTAAACGCTTACGGCTTAGAGGCTGACAAGGCGGCCAAGCTAGTAGATGGGTTTATTCAAACTCAAAACGACGGCAAGATTGTTATTGGTGAATATGCGGCCAATATCGCAAAAGTAGCTCCTGTTGCGGCTGCTTTAGGTGTACCGCTAGAAGAAGTTAACGCGGCTGTGGCTCAAATCACAGCAGGTGGTCAAGGAGCAGAAGTTACGTTCACTGCGTTGAAAACTGCATTGTCGCAGGTAGCAGCAGGCAAGGTTGGGAAAGAGTTTGAGGCTCTTGGCGTTGAAATTAACGCTTCAACTTTGAAGTCTGATGGTTTAGCTGGCACTCTTGAAAAGATCAAAAAATCAGGCGCTGATGCTGGCACGGTGATCAAAGCTTTTGGCACAGAGGCGGGCCCATCTATTTTGGCGTTGTTAAATGACACAGAAAAATACAACAAATTACTTGAGAATCAGAAGAACGCTCAAGGGGCTGCTGGCAAGGCTGCTTTTGAAGCTTCTGACACGATTGAAGGATCAATTAAAAGATTATCAACAGCGTTTCAAAATATATTTTCAGATGGCTCTGAATTGGGTCTTTTGCTCAAGTCCACATTCAAAGTTGCAGCAGTCACTGTTGAAGTTTTTGGAGCCGCTATTAAGGCGTTATTAGCTCCTTTCCGTGGGGCAGCACAAGGCATTCAAGATTTTATTAAGTCAGTTTCTCCATTGGAGGATTCAGTAAACATTGCTTACGAGCTTGAGGAGGGCTTCAAGGCGGTCATGAAAGCCGTTGAGTTTGGCACGGCTGTAATTGCTGGGTTTTTTCGCAAATTTTATGAAGGCGCTTTTACATTGGTTGGCAATTTTTTAAGTTTTGCGAATCAAATACGTGGTGGGATTGTAGAAACATTTAGTGGCATCGGACAATTTATTGGAGATCAACTTAAGTCGGTGTATGAAAATTTACCCGGTCCAATAAAATTTATTGTTGATCAGGCAATGAATGCTGCTGGTGCAATCAGTAGTGCGGTTTCAAACGTTGTTGGAATTGGGGTTGGCAAAGCTCAAGGCGTTGTTCAGGATCTTGCTGCTGCTGGAGGATTTGGCACGACATCTACGCAACAGTCAAAACCTCAAAGCAATATTATTTCAACAAACAACAATTTAGTTACTTCATCTGCAGGGAAAACAGCTCAACAAAAAGCAAACGAGTTAGCGAAAATTGCTGAAGCACATGCCGATCGCGTAAGAAAGATGGAGCAACAAACATTACTGGCCTCTGCGCTTAATGAAGAAGAAGCAAAAAACTTTAAACGTCAAATTGCGATCAGCAATTTATTGCAGAATAAAAACAACTTAAGCGACACGCAACTTAAAAAAGAGCTTGATATTTTAACTAATCTGCACGAACAAGAAGACGCAACGGCTGAAATCATTAAAAACAAAGACGCACAGACCAAACAGCTTGAAGAACAAGCCGTTGCTGCTGAAGCTTTAAAAGAGAAATACAAGCAAGTTGGGGATGCAATTAAAAGTAAAGTTACCGATTCAATTATTGCTGCAATCGATGGGACTAAATCTCTTGGAGAATCGGCTATGGGGATTTTGAAAGATCTTGCTAGTCAGTTTTTGCGTTCTGGCATAAGCCAACTGTTTGGTGTAGTTGGCGGCATGGGACCAAGTGGTGGGCTTCTTTCAATGTTGTTTGGCGGTGGCAGGGCTTCTGGTGGCACTGTTAAAGGCGGCACGTCTTACATAATTGGCGAGAGTGGCCCTGAATTATTCACCCCTGGCCGTTCTGGCAGCATTGCGCCAAACAGTGCGATGGGTGGCGCTAATGTGACTGTGAACGTTGACGCCTCTGGCTCTAACGTGCAAGGCAACCAGCCTGACGCCAAAGCTCTTGGCTCTGCAATTGGTGCAGCCGTACAGGCTGAATTGATCAAACAAAAACGTCCTGGAGGTTTATTGAGCTGATGGCTGCATTCCCTTCTATACAACCGACTTACGGCACTTCAAAAAGTAGTGCGCCAGCAGTGCGAACAATACGGTTTGGATCTGGCTACCAACAACGCGCGACATTTGGGATCAACCAGAATCCCAAAGTGTATGGATTGACTTTTGAGGTCTCAGAAACTGATGCTGACACTATTGAAACATTTTTGGATGCTCGCGGCGGGGTGGAGAATTTTACTTTTACGCCGCCAGGCGAGTCAGTCAGTGCAAAGTTTATTTGCAGGCAATGGGAGAAAACCATTCCATATTTGAACCGTGCCACGGTGACAGCTACTTTCGAGCAAGTGTTTGAGGCGTAATGGCTTATCCCTACGCTCTTCATAGGTGGCTAGCCGAGACGGCCTTTGAGGTTGGCGATGTCGTTCGGGCCAGTCCACCCAAGGGGAACACTCTTGCCTTTAAGTGCATTGTTGCTGGTACGACAGCTAGCGCAGATGAGTATGCGACTTTTGCAAGCCAAGAACCTGCGTTTCCCTTCAAGATTACGCAAACCCTTGTTGATGGGACTTGTACGTGGGAGGCTTTTGAGCCGTTAGCAGAAGAGCTGCTAAAGCTTGACCCGACAGCAATTATTGACTTATTTGAGGTTGAGTTGACGCTGGCAGTTAATGGTATCAACGATACGTTGCGTTATCACCCAGGCAAAAACGGTTTAACGGAAGATCTTAAATTTGACAGTCAAACTTATGCAGCTGTGCCCGTTGAGATTGACGGGTTTGAGTTTTCAGCTAAAGGTACGTTGCCACGCCCCACGATGCGTGTGGCAAACGTAAACAATGCAATCACTAATTTAATTCTGCAATATGACCCGTTGGCAGCAAAGGTCAGGCGCATTCGCACTTTTGCCAAATTTATCGATACAACAAATTTCAGCCAAGGTTCGTCGTTTGCGCCAGACCAAGACGTAACCGACGTATTGGTGACTGAAGGTTCAGATAGTTTCATCATGGAGACGTTTAACGACACTTCTGACCCTGATGCCAAAATTGTTGAGACTTGGTATATCGACAGGGTCTCATCTGAAAACCAGCAGTTTGTTGAGTTTGAGCTGGCCCCTAAGCTCGATCTAACCAATGTTCCATTGCCTGGTCGAACTATTGAGGAGTTCTGCCCGTGGAGGTATAGAGGTGCTGAATGCGGCTACACCGGAGACTCTTGCTTCACCGTCAATGATGTCGCCATTCCTCAAAGCGACAAAGTTATTGTTGATGGCACGGTGACTAACGACATTTGCGGCAAGCGTGTCTCTAGCTGTCAGGCCAGGTTTGGACAAAATGCAGAGTTGCCTTTTGGTGGGTTCTATGGCGCACGACTTCAAGCGTGATGCTGAACGGCACGCAGAGCAGCAAAGCCCAGAAGAATCAACAGGTCTAGTCGTCAACGGAAGCTATTTCCCCTGTAGAAATATTGCTTCCGATCCAGAAGCTACCTTTGTAATTAGTCCGGTGGACTATGCGCGGGCAATGCTTGTTGGAACGATTGAAGCGGTTGTGCATTCACATCCACAGGGCACACCGGCTAGTGACTATGACCGCATTGCTTGCAGGCAAACCAAGCTGCCTTGGTACGTTTACTCTGTGCCAGACCAAAAATGGTTAATTATCGAACCTTAGTCGGACGACAGTGGGAGTACGGCAAGTCTGACTGCTTTTCGTTATTGCAGGATTATTACCAGCTCCTCAAAATTGATATCCCGGACTTCCCCAGACCTGACAGCTTGGAGTATACGGAAAGCATCTTTTTAAAATATGCAAAAACAGTAGGGTTTGAGCGTGTGTCATTTGCTGACCGCAGGCAACATGATGTATTGATCATGAGGCTTGGGACCAAAAACCCAATGCATGCTGCGATTTATGTCGGAGGAGACAAAATCTTGCATCAACGAATGAATGGCATAAGTGCGGTAGAGCCTTTGCGGCAGTACTATTGGCGGAGGACTGCAGCTGTTTATCGTCATGCAACTTGTCCTGCTGGCAGGTGAGCTTGGCGAGAAATACGGCAAGCAACACGAGTATTACAACCTGCAGACACCAGCGGATGCGATCAAGCTGCTGTGTTTTAACTATCCAAAGTTGAAGCAGGAGCTAATTCAGGCGCACCATAACGGCGTTGGATACAAGGTGATCCAAGGTGGTGCGTCAATGGGATACGACGAGCTGCAGCTGCCGTTTGGCAGTAAGCCATTGCTGGTAGTGCCGGTGATCAGCGGCAGTGGCGGTTCGACGGGCCAGATTTTGCTTGGCGTTGGTTTAGTTGCGCTGGCAATTATCAACCCTGCCGTTGGCTTTGGATTAGGCGGTGCGGCAGGTTTTGGCGCAGGAGCCGTGGCTGGAGCAGCAAGTGCGACCCTTGGCGCGACTCTTGTTGCAGCAGGCGGCACCCTTGGTATCGGGTTAATTCTTAGCGGTACGGCCCAGTTACTTTCACCGCAGCCGCAGCTTGGAAATCTTGGCGGTGACAGGATACGGGGTAAAGGCACTAACGTTCGCGGCCCCGGTCCTGATGGTGTTACACGAGGTGGATCAGGACAGCAGTCTTATGCCTTTACCGGTCCAGCCAATACCGTTGGAACGGGAGCAACATTGCCTGTTATTTACGGGCGTGTGATTACAGGTGGTCACTTGTTAGCGGCTGATCTTGAGGTTTCTGATGACTCTGATCCGCTTAAGCTTGAAACCCAAAAGCCATCGCTGCGAACATTAAAAATCAACAGCGATAAATTAAAACGAGAATTAAAACCTTGTGGTGGTCTGGATAGTAAAAGAGATGTTTCGCCAATTACGGTTTCAAAGCTGCCTAGTAAGCGGCATAAAATAAGTAAAATTTTTGGCAAAAATCAAGATCAAAAAATTGAGGAAGGTGCCGAGTACACTACTAATACCGGAGCGGATGATCGCGACCATCTTGAGTACAAAAAGAACAAAGACAAAAGAAAAGAGTTAGATGTTATATTTTCTGTAAAAAATGGGTTGTATGATTATGTAGCCGGAGAAGGAACAACTAAGATAGAGGGCTTTATCACTTACAAGATAACTATTACTATAGCTCGGAATGGTCCTGACATTGACGTTGCGTCGGCGCAAGTAACTTTGCAGGGATTGGTAAACGAATCTCAAAATTTTACGTATGGCCATCGCATGGAGATGCCAAGCGTTACTGGGCGCAATGGCGATGGAATGGATATAACAGTTGAAATCATTGACGCAGCAGTGCATGACAATGCTACGTTTGAGCTTCAGGGTTATGGATACCGTCTTCTCACAGGCTAATGGCTCTTAATTCAAAAACCAATCTCAAGCTGATCGATGCCATTTGTGAAGGGCCTATTGAAGGCTTTGTCCATCATCGCAAGAGCATATTTTTAAACGAAACAGAGGTGTCGTTTGAACAGCTTGAGCAAAGAGCTGTTTATGTAAAAGGCGCCAAAGGAGCACAAGAACAGGGCGACGTTACTAGAGGCACAAGTTTCTACAACGCTCAGACAACTATTGAGCAAGTTAACGAGCAGATTGGCTCTAATTACACTGAAGAGTTAACGGCACAAGACCTAGTCAAAAAGAATGGACGGGACTACGGAGCAGGGCAGGTTATTCGTGACATTACGGACCCGGAAGTTGATTTTGTAAAACTAATTTTTACCGTCAACAAGCTATTTTGCGTTGCACCAGAGGGCCTGGCGCGTGGACAACTATTCTCTGCTCAAATAAAACTAAACGTTGAAATAGAAGATCAAAACGGCAATTTTGATAAAATTGACATAGCTTCGATTAATACAGAACGAAAGAACGTCATCAAAGGTATATCTAGGTCTGGGTATCAATTTGAAACGCAAGAGATTGATTTGCGCGAATACAAGTTTCCTTATCGCATTAGAGTGAGGAAGCGTGAATTTGCAGACCCTGAAGATGCGTTTGAGATCAGCTTTGAAGATCTTGAGGATTTGCCTAAAAGAACTCCTTTAGCAGACAAGCGTGCCGATGAGATTTTCTGGACGAGCATGGTCCTTGGCAAGCGAATTAAAACCTCGTACCCGTTTACAGCTATTGCATATTTGAGCCTTGACTCGGAGGAGTACAACACGTTGCCTGCAAGGGCTTACGAAGTAAAAGGCATGAAGGTGCAGCTGCCGTCTAATTACAGCAGCATCCGAGCTGATGGCAGCCTTGCTTTCAAATCTTCCGATATTCCTTTCGACGGAAGCCTGACAACAGATCTGCACTGGACGACATGTCCGGTTTGTTGTTTTTACAACATGCTTACCAACACCCGATTTGGCGCTGGTGATTTTATTGATCAAGCAAATTTAAACTGGGTTGATTTGATTGATATTGCTAGGTACTGCAATGAACTAGTCACTACACCGGACGGAACAGAGCCACGCTTTGCAATCAATACTGTTATTGGGTCGCAGGCGGAAGCTTATAGCGTCATACAAGACATGGCTAGCGTCTTTCGTGGCATGGTGTTCTGGAAGGCAGATAACGTACAGCTTGCTGCAGACCATGGTGAGCTAGACAAACAAAATGTTGATGCTATCCATGTCTTTAGCAACTCAAATGTTGTCAATGGTAGTTTTGTTTATAACGGTTCATCTCTCAAGACTCGTAGTACCAGGGTTCGTGTTCGCTACAACGATCCAGACAATTTCTACAAATCCAACTTTATTATCATTGAAGACCAGGCTTTAATTGAAAAGTATGGCATACAAGAAAAAAGCGTAGTTGCGTTTGGCTGCACGTCTAAGTACCAAGCACAGCGTATGGGACGTTGGGTTATGCAGTCTGAAAAGCTGCATGACGAAACGATTACTTTTTCTGTTGGCCTTGAGGGCTTAAACGTATTGCCTGGTCAGGTCTTTGAGGTGTCTGACGAAATGCGGCTTGCCACGCGACTTGCGGGCAGGGTCGTTGGGGCAACTCGTGACTTTGTGAATTTAGACCAAACAGCAGTATTGCCTGCTGGGTCAAGCAACAAGCTGACCGTTGTGATGGCTGATGGAACGGTAGAAACCCAAGCCATTGCAAGCGTCAGTGGCGTCAAGGTAACCCTTTCAAGCCCTTTCACTCAGCCGCCGCCGGATAATGCGTTATATGCAATTAAAAATGACTCAGTTGTTCTAAATAAATATCGCTGCCTTTCTGTCGGAGAAGGTGAGGGTGGAATTTATAGCATTATTGGAGTTAAACATGTTGACGGTATTTACAACATTGTTGATGACTTGGACGCAAGTCTTGCCCTGCCTTCTCCATCTGTTTATGGCGGCAAGCCTGCAAGTCCGCAAAATTTAGCGATTGCGTTCCAGCAAATAGACGATGGTCGTAATACAACAAACCGTGCCACAGTATCGTGGACCCGAGGGCTATCCGCTTCAGCCGTTGAATTTAAAGTAAGGCACAAAATTGGCTTAGGTGGCAATTACACAACTGTTACTACTTCTGATAATTCGATTGACATCAACACTAACTTGGCCACTGGCAAGCGTTTGTATGTTGAGGTTAGGGCTATTGGCCCTGACCCAGATCGCAGGCAGTCCGATGCTGTGTTCGCCAATAGGGTTATTGGTGTTGGTGGAACGAGTGATACATCAGACGGTCTAGCCATTGTTGTTCTGCCTCCTGATCCGGAGAACGTACAAATTGAACTTATTGGCGCTGATCAAGTTGTTTTAAGTTGGGCAGCAACAGCAAGCGGTCAAAAGCTTGAAAGTTTTGTTGCACAAATTCGACATAATTCAAAAACGGACGGCAGCGGATCATGGCCGAACAGTGTTTTGCTTCGCAGCGTTGAGGCTAGAACAACTTCTGTTGTTTTGCCGCTGCTAAATGGAGAATATCTTGTCAAGTTTGTTAATGACCAAAAGCAACGTAGCGCCAATGCTGCTAGTGCAATTATTAATGTTCCAGACGCATTGCCTAAATACAACTATGAAGTAACTCGTGAAGACGCCTCACCTGGCGAGTTTCCTGGGCAAAAGAACAATGTTGTTTACAGCGATACTTACGACGGGTTGATCTTTGACGGGGATGCGTCGTTTGACGCCATACCAGATCTTGCTGGTTTTACAGACAACATTGACAGTCATTTTGGAACGCAGTTCTCTGATGGGGAGTATATATTCCAAAAAGTAGTCGACCTTGGGGCGAAATATAACGTTCGCTTGAGTCGCATTCTTACTACGAGAGGATTGTATAAGAGCGATTTAATCGACGACCGCACTGAGCTTATTGATCTCTGGTCAGACTTTGACGGATTAATCCCTGACGACACTAACGTTGAAGTTTATTTTAGGAAGTCTGATTCTGCGGAAGCTGCTGGCAGCATTGTTTTCGAAGATAGCGGTTACATTGAGCTTGAAGGTGACACGGTGACAATTACGGTGCAAGTCGCTGACGGAAATCCGACCCCAAAAGCGTTTAGATTTGACGGGTCAAATATCAATAACCCAGCGCAATCTTTGGACGAAGGGAACGTTTATATTTTTGATCAGTCTCATTCCAGCAACTCAGGATTCTCGCTTAGATTTAGCGAAACATCAAATGGAACACATGGCGGAGGCTCTGAATATACAACTGGCGTTACCGTTGTTGGTACGCCAGGATCACCAGGTGCTTACACACAGATTAATGTAGCCAACAATGCGCCAGGGCTTTTTTATTATTGTCCTGCTCAAAGTTTGATGACCGCAACAGTTTTAACAAATGGAAGATTATGCACGATTCGCGGCCAAGCGTGCCCAAATTTGTTACAGCAATCAACGCTCGCTTTTGAAGAGTGGATACCGCTAGAAAACAATGGTTATGTCGGCAGATCATTCCAATTCAAAGCTGTCCTTAGCACTGAGCACCTTGACCAAACGCCATTAGTTGATCAGCTAGGAGTGTCTGTGCAATTTGAGCGCAGGACTGAAAACAGCGGAACTTTAATTTCTGGAACGTCAGCGTCTGGGAAAGCAGTAACTTTCGACAAGGCTTTTTACACCGATAACGACACTAAAGTCACTGTCGGAATTGTTGCCTTTGGTCTTGGAGCTGGGGATTATTACGTCATGTCAGAACCAACAGGATCTGGTTTTACAATTACGTTTAAGAATGGCACCCGTGTTGTTAATCGAGATTTTCAGTACACTGCGATAGGATACGGAACACAGCAAGCTTAAGGTTTGTCATGGCACAGGCGGATGGAGTTGTAGCGAATGGCAGCGGAGCAGCCGTAAGGACTGACATTAACAATCAGTTAGCCGCTGCCTTTACGACCAACAGCGGCGACACAGCTCCATCGACTACCTTTCCTTGTCAGCTTTGGGCAGATACCGGCAATGATCAGCTTAAAATTCGCACAAAAGCAAACGATGGGTTTATAACCCTTCGTGGCCTTGACGGATCATTCAATATTGCTGATGGCGCGGTAGGTACTCCAAGCCTTAATTTTTCATCCGACACAAATACAGGAATTTATCGTCCTGAGGCTGACACCATTGGTTTCTCAACCAATGCCACAAAACGAATGATCATCGGTGGAGCCCTTGACACTAACAATGGCGGGCCATCGTTGTTATGGAAAACAGCTAACAACCCTGTACTTAACAACTCTGACGGGATTCAATTTACCGATAGTGGCCGAATCAACGTTGGAAATTTTAGTGAATGTCTTGGTTTAAATCGCCACACATCAACCGGCAACATTGTTGGCTTCCACTACGCAACAACTGCTGTTGGAACGATTTCAGTTACAGGTTCTAGTACTGCTTACAACACAAGCTCTGATTACCGTTTGAAGCAAAACGTTGTTGCTCTTACTGGAGCAAAGACACGATTAAACCAACTGTTAGTCAAACGTTTTAATTTTATTAGCGTTCCAGGCACAACGGTTGATGGATTCTTGGCACACGAGGCTGCCACTGTCGTTCCGGAATGCGTTACTGGCACAAAAGACGAGGTTGACAGCAACGGCGATCCTGTTTATCAGGGGATTGATCAGAGCAAATTGGTTCCTCTTCTAACTGCTGCGTTGCAGGAAGCTTTTGCTGAGATTGCTGCACTGACAACACGCATTGAAACCCTGGAGGCTGGCTGATGGCTAATCGCAAAATCTCACAATTAAATAGCCTGACATCGCCCGCCTCCGGCGATACTTTTGTTGTTGTTGATATTGATCAACCGTCTAGTGCTGACAAAAACAAGAGCATTACGTTTGGAACGATTCATAAAGCAGTCCCTGATGGATCAGCTTCTGCGCCAGCAATCAGCTTTCTGACTGATTCAAGCGTTACTGGCTTCTATCGCAGCGCATCAAATGAGATTGCCATTACTGCTAACAGCAGTTATGTCGCAAAGTTCACGACTGCAGGTTTTCAGCTAGGCATTGGAACGGCGGCAGCTCAATTGCATCTGTTTAGTACCGATACGACTGATCAGGTTATTATTGAGAACACTGATGCTGGGCTTGATACTGCGCCAGATGTGGTGTTGTATCGCAACTCTGCATCACCTGCTGCCAATGACAACCTTGGCAATCTTGAGTTCCGTGGTCGTAACGCCGCGAGTGAAGACATCAGTTACGGGCAAATCCTGGCTCGTATTGCTGATACGACTAACGCTAGTGAAGACGGCATACTGCAGTTGATGACTGCAGCCGCTGGCACAACAGCTGCTCGGATCACGCTTAAAAGCGACAAGGTTGGCGTCAACGAATCTGACCCACAGCATCCGCTCCACATCACAGAATCAGTGGCTAACACTGGCCTGTTTATTGAGTCGGCAGAAGCTGTTGCTGTTAGTGCCGCTGACATTACGCTTTATCACCACCGTGGCAGCTCCGTTGCGGGTCAAGACAACGATGTTCTGAGCAGCATCAACTTCCAAGGTAATAACGATGCGTCGACGCCTGAGCAGATTCAATTTGCAGAACTTGAGGCCAGCATTGTTGATGCCAGCGACACAACTGAAGATGGAAAGCTTGATCTGAAGGTTAAAGCTGCTGGGACGTTAACGAGCATGGCAGCGATCACTGCTGCAAATGTGACGTTAGGGTCACGGCCTATTTTGCCAACTCATACTCCTGCGTCAGCTACGGCTGCTGGAACGTTGGGTGAGGTGACATGGGACGCAAACTACATCTACGTTTGCACTGCCACGAACACTTGGAAACGAGTGGCGATTGGCACTTGGTCTTAAAATTAAGCTAAAGCATCGACAGTCATGGCAAACGTCAAAATTTCTGGGCTGACCGCTTATACGGATCCGGTCGCCACTGACGTTTTGCCGATTGTTGACTTGGTCAACGATCAGACCAAAAAGGTCAAGGTTGAGGATTTGCTTAAAAAGTTTGGCCTTGGAACGGAGGCGCTACCCAGTTTTGCCTTTACTGGCGACCTTGATACAGGGATATACAGCCCTGGGGCAAATCAGTTTGCGGTTACGACTGGTGGAACGCAGCGCCTATTAATTGATGCGTCTGGCAATACAACGATCCAGGGAGATTTGACTGTTAATGGAACGACGACAACAGTCTCAAGCAACACGCTGTCGATTAAGGATAAGAACATTGAGATTGCGGTTGTTTCAACGCCAACTGATACGACAGCTGATGGCGGTGGCATCACGCTAAAGGGCGCAACTGACAAAACTCTTACTTGGGTTAATAGTACTGATTGCTGGACATTCAATCAGGCTTTAAATCTGACAGCAGGAACAGCGGGAGCGCCTGCACTTGTATTTAATGGCGATGTAAATAGTGGTTTATTTCAACCTGGAGCGGATTCGTTAGCGATTGCAACGGGTGGAGCGCAGCGCGTCACTGTTGACAGCTCGGGCAGGCTATTGATGGGAACGTCTAGTGCAGTTCTCGACACTTCTAATGCACTTGTGCAACTTGCGGCATCAGCCGGTGCCAATATGGTGCTCTATAGAGATAATTCGTCTGTTAGCAATGCAGATAGCCTTGGGCTAATTCGTTTTTATAGTAATGCAGGTAGCAGCAAACAAGAACATGGCAGGATTACTTGTATTGCTGATGGGGCATCAGGTGCAAATGATAAACCCGGCGCTTTACTTTTTTACACAACCGCTGATGGTGCGTCTTCTCCGACGGAGCGATTCAGGGTCGACTCAAGTGGCAGAATGTTGCTGGGCACGACAAATGCAGTTGCTTTTGGAAGCAGGCAAGTTTTAGCTGTCGCTAATGGAACAACTGGCGGTGTAATCTCACTTTACAACAGCACGACTGCTACAGCTAATACACGAATTAGTTCTAATCCTACAGGTAGTGAAATTAACGATATCGGCATTCATGCTGCAAGTACGAATGGAAGCATTATTGCCTACACAAATAACGATACCGAGCGGATGCGAATCGACAGCTCGGGCAGAGTTGGGATTGGCGTTTCTAGTCTCATAGAAAAATTAGAAGTAGATGGCAATATTGTGTTAGGACCTGCAAATGCTGTAAAAGGTGCTAGTTCTACTGGCACTTTACAAATTCAGGGTGGCGCAACAAATCCTGGTGGCAATATTTTATTTGGAGGAGGCAGTGGCACTGATGACATTCGTTTTCGAACAACTGGTGCTTCAACCTCTTCTACCGAGCGGATGCGAATCGACAGCTCTGGCACTGTAATTGTCAAAGCTGCCTCAGCAGATAAAGGTATTGAACTGGAGGCAAATGGTTCTCGTGTGGCACGTTTTGGTGTTCTAAATCCCGGGGTTGAGCACCAGGTTTACATTGGGACTCTTCTCGGTAATAGTTTTTGCTTTAGAACAAATAATACCGAGCGGATGCGTATCGACACCTCGGGAAATGTTGGGATTGGGACAACGTCGCCTACACACGAACTAACCGTACATAATGCAAGCTCCACAGCTGGGACTATTGAAGCAAATAGATTTTCTGTCCGAGATAACTATGGCAATGTAAGTGGTCTTGGAAACGGTTTTGTTTCACCTGCTGCTAATACGCTTGCATTCGCAACTAATAGTACCGAGCGGATGCGAATTGATAGCTCGGGCAGCGTATTTATAGGCTGTACTTCTAACCCTGTTAGCGGAACTGGAGGAGTTGCTTTTCTGGCAGAATCAAGTGGACGGCGGACTCTAATAGCGTCCTCTACCACTTCAAGTAACGTACCAGTAGCAATTTTTAGTAATTCAAATGGGCAAGTGGGTTCAATTGCCACTAGCGGAACTTCTACTTCTTATAACACTTCTTCTGACTACCGCTTAAAAGAAAACGTTGTTGATATTGCTGACGGCATCACTCGTGTCAAACAATTATCACCAAGGCGTTTTAACTTCATTGCTGACGCTGATACAACAGTCGATGGTTTCCTTGCTCACGAAGCACAAACCGTCGTACCAGAAGCAGTTACTGGTGAAAAGGATGGCGAAGATATGCAAGGCATTGACCAATCCAAGCTTGTACCGTTGCTGACTGCTGCATTGAAAGAAGCAATTGGAGAAATTGAAACTCTTAAACAGCGTCTATCTGATGCTGGTATCGCCTAGCGGTATCCCGCCCCATGGCAACGTGGGGCGCTCAAGTTACACTGA